CGACAGGTTCCCATTGGTTTTACCAATAGAACGTTACCAAGACGGTTTTCTAGGGCTGAATCTACACTACATTCACCCAAAGCAACGCATCATTCTTTTAGACAAATTAAGTGATTACGCCAATAATAACAAGTATGACGCATCAACAAGGTTACGATTAACGTATCAAACTTTGAAGGCTGCATCTAAATTGTTCGAGGCACAACCTTGCATTAAGAGATATCTGTTTAACCATGTTCAGTCAAGATTCCTGGAAATTTCAGCAGGTGAATGGGACATTGCTGCGTTATTGCCAATGGAAAGTTTTGTTGGAGCTTCTACAAACAAAGTATATTCCGACTCAAGAAAGAAATTCTAATGTCATTCGCCCCAAATTTATTCTTGTCTAACATTAAGGCAAAGGATGGTCTTGCTAGACCAAATCGTTTTCAGGTAATTCTACCAATACCAAAGTACATTGGCGACTTTATCGAAACTGGTTTACTAGAAAAAATCCTCAATCTGCCAAATACAATTGCTACTGATGTGAGTGAGATATTGTCATCTTCATTTGGTGGACAATCACCATCAGGTTATTCGAAGTCTTCCAATGCTTCAATCACACGTTATCTCTCAATGCAATGTGAAGCAGCTGAGCTTCCGGGTAAAACTTTGGGTACAACGGAAGTCAAGGTTTATGGTCCAGTATACAAAGTTCCATATCAAACACAATACACAGAAACTACACTTTCTTTTTTGTGTACGAATGATTTTTATGAGAGAAAGTTATTTGACCGTTGGATAGAAGCTATTATGCCAACCGACACAAACAATTTAAGATTTGCAAAAGACCAAGATTCTAGATATCTAACAAACATTAAAATTATTCAGTATGATGATTTTATCAAACAAATTTATGCGGTAGAATTGATTGATGCTTTTCCAGTATCAATTGCCGCACAACCACTATCTTGGTCTGACGATAATTTCCACAGACTGAGTGTTCAATTTGCTTATCAAAAATATAGAACAATTTATGAAGGCACATATGATTTGAAAGAGGCAGCTGCATCTATATTTGGTTCATTTGCAGCATCCTCAATTTTTGGAAATAGAATTTAATTTAAAATGGAGATAGAATGTTACCTAAGATTGATACACCGTTATATGAAATAACTTTACCATTATCTAAACAGAAGATAAAATTTAGACCTTTTTTGGTAAAAGAAGAAAAAATATTGTTGATGGCTATGGAGTCTGAAGAAGAGGAAGCCGTTCTATTAGCAATTAAACAAATTGTTAATAATTGTTGCATAGACGATATTAATGTAGATGATTTGCCCATACTAGACTTGGAATATATGTTCTTACAATTGAGAGCAAGGTCTGTAGGTGAAATAATAGACTTGGAATACAAGTGCAATAATGAAGTTAAAGATGAAGAAGGACTAGACAAGCCTTGTAATCATGTCATTAAACTAAGTTTTAATGCTTTGGAAATTTATCCTGAACAAGATGAAAATCATTCTTGTAAAATTCAGTTAACACAAAAGCTTGGTGTGGTTATGAAATATCCAGATTTTAAGATTATGGAAAAAATAAGAAATCTTAAAGAATCTGAAGTTTTAGGCAAATTAGTTTCAAGTAGCATAGATTATATTTACGATGAAGAATCGATTTATTATTCCAAAGATGTTGAAGAAAAAGAATTATTAGATTTCGTAGATAGTTTAACCAGAGACCAATTCCAAAAAATACAAGATTTTTTCGACAACATTCCTAAAATGAAAAAGACACTGGATTTCAAATGTGGGAAATGCGGGTATCAGGAAGAGATGGTGTTGGAGGGATTACAAAGTTTTTTCGTATAATGTTTAGGCACGATAGTTTAACGAATCATTATCAAACCAATTTTGCATTGATGCAACATCACAAATATAGTTTAAGTGATTTGGAAAAGATGGTGCCTTGGGAAAAAACGATGTATGTTACTATGCTTTTGAGATTTATAGAAGAAGAAAATGAAAAGACCAAGCAACAAATTAACAGTAGAAAAAAATAAAAAATGGCAACTTTTACCGATGTTTATAAACAAGAATTAAAATCAAAAGGGATATTAAGCTCCCTTGGTTCTGCAGCATTCAAAAGAACCAAAGAAAGATTGGATCCTAGGAACATGCTTTTTGGTGGCAGCGGTATGTTGGCCGCTTCTGGCCAAAAGATTTTCGGAAAAGGATATCAATCATTAGATAGAACGCCAGGTAAAAGATTAGCAGAATCTGGAACATTTAATGGAGAAATAAAGTCCGAGGTATTAAATTCTCTATTAATATCATCACAGAATCAAGAATCACAACTAACTATTATTGCAAAAAATACAATGAATAGTAATGCAATGGCCAGAGACATGAACGTCATGCGTCAAAATATTATGAAGTTGGTGACTATGGGTGGCGGAAAAGCATCACGTGCATCAGATATGTTCTTTAGAGATTCAGCTGCAAGAGAAAACGCATATGAAAGTCAAATTGCAAAAAATAAATCAAAAACATCTCCAACTGTAGTAAACAAACCAGGCGAATCCGAAGGCGGAAATAAAGGAATAATGGGTGCGTTATTGGGAATAGGATCAACAATCGCAACTGCAGTAACCGGAGCATTAAGTTCAATACCAAGTTTACTTTTGAGTATTTTTTCGGCCGAAAACATAGGAAAAATACTTGGACTTGGTTCAGCTGCTCTATCAGGATTAGGTACTGTGTTTCGTTTGTTATTGCCAATAATATCAAATCCCGTGTTCTTAGCTCTTGCTGGTGCATTAGTTAGTGCGAAATGGTTGATGGATTTATTAGATAGAAAAAATGCAGAAGCTAATACACCAGAAAAAATACAAGGAAGAGTGGAAAATAATGAAGGAAGTAATGCTGCTAAAGGTGCTGCTGATACAGCGTCCAGAAAAATAGACCAAGGACTAAGAGATGTTGCTTCAGGTAATTATACTGACCAACAAGTTCAATTATACACTGGAGGAGTAGAATTACCTGATCGTACAGTTGTTGGTGGAATAAAATCAAAAAAAGAATTACAAGACGCAATCAAAAAAGCTGATAGTGAAGGCAAAAAAATGATTGATATTGGAGGTCCGACTGCCGCCGAGCAAGCAAAAGAAGTTCGCATGGGTCCGGCTCCAACTAAAATGACTTTGTTGGATGCAATTGCAAAAGGCGAATCTGCTAGTGCTGGTGGTTATGATGCAATGAATCAAGGAACAGTCGGTACTGCTGGCAAAGTTATAGGTTCTGGTAATTCAGAAAAAATTATTGGCAAAAAATTAACTGATATGACTATTGGTGAAATAATGGACAGAGCAGCCAAACCATCAGATAATGCACAAAAGAGAAAAGCTGACGGATTAATATTTGCTGCGGGAAAATATCAAATAGTTCCTAAAACTCTAAAAGGTTTAATAGATGCTGGAATTGCTAGCAGAGATGAAAAATTTAGTCCAGAAGTTCAAGATAGATTAGGAATGGAATTAATTAGACAAACTGGTGCTTTAAAAATGGCATCGGAAGGAAGGTATGATGATGCTCAAAACGCTTTAGCTAAAGTTTGGGCAGGAATTCCTTTAGCTACAGACACAATGAATAAAGAAACTGGCCGAATGATGAAAGCCGGACAATCTTTCTGGGCTGGTCCAGGAAATAAGTCTAGCGCCGCATCAGGAAAAGATGTTCGATCTTCTTTAATGGCTTTTACTAACCAAGTTGGAAGTACCTTAAGTGAAACTACAGCCGAAGCAGCAAGATTGAATATGCAAGCTGCAACACAATCACAATCAGCACCAATTGTCGTCAATCAACAGGCGGCTGCACCACAATCAAGAAGTGTAAACCAAGGTTCAACTGCTTCAGCATATAATATCGATATGTTACCTGAAATCTGGAAATTAAATATTCTAAGACCTGGTGGTATTGGTGCATAAAAAACCCCGCACTAGGCGGGGTCTAAACGTTCAATAAAGAGAGTTTATTCTTCAGCGAGAGACTTGAAATATTCCAAGTCATCATCTCCACCAATGTCAACTGGTGTTGAACGTGGTGCAAACTTAGCTGCGGGTGGTGAGAGGTCGATAGATTCAGCAGTAGTTGAAGGTGCAATGCCTTCAAAGCCCAATACTTTATCCAAACGAGTCTTCAATTGGTTGTATGGTTTAAACAACTTTGGTTCAGTAAATTCCTTGAGAGAATATTCTTTCTTCCAAATTGTTTCCAACTCAGCATCATCTTCAGACAAGGCAGACTTGCTAGCAAATTCTGATTTGTCATAATTACGATAACCTTCAACATTACGAATCTTCAACTTGAAGTTAGCACCTTCCCATAAATCAAATGGGTTGATAGGTGTTTCATCAGCGAATTCGGGATTCATCGCTTCATTAATCTTGTCGAAAATTTTCTTACCGAATTTGAACAAGCGAACCTGTCCTTCGTTTGACGGATTACTTGGATC